CGACTTTGTGCGGGTGGTGGCGCGGATGCTGGGGGCGACGGAGGAGGAATCCACCGCCCTGCGCTTCCAGTTTGCCCCGGAGCGACCCGACCCGAAGGAGCGGTTGGAAGCCATTGAGAAGTTCGTGGCGATGGGTGGCCGGGTGTCCGAACGCGAGGTGCGCGACCTGCTCGGGCTGTCGCAGCCACAGGAGGACGAACCCATCCTCGGCTCCTCGCAGGCAGGCAGCAACCCGCTAGATGCCATCCTCGGCAAGAACGGGACCGCCGCGCCGGAAGGCACGGAACCCGCCCCGGATGCCCCTGTGACGTTCACGATGAAGCGGTGGGTGTAACCCGTGGCGAAGCGCGCCGCGCCTATCGCGGACCTGCTCCGCGCCGTCTATGCGGACGGGGCGCAGGCGTACCGCCGTGCCATCGCAGCGCAGGTGGAGGACCGCGACCCGACCGCCGAATGGGACGCATGGGAAGCCGATACCGCCGCCCTGCTGCTTGCGTCGTGGGCGTTGGGGGCGCAATACAGTCTGCACGCCGCCGGGGTGAGCATCCCCAAGCCGACCGCCCCCGCCCGGTTCGACCGTGACATCCCCGACATCGGGGTGCGCTTCAAGGCAGGGCCAGCGCGGGAAGTCATCCGCAGATTTGCCGACCTGCTCCCGATCACCCGTGCGAAGTGGGATGCGCTCATCGACAACGCCTTCCAAGCCGCCGGGGAGTTGCGGAAGGACGAAGCCAATACCGCCCTGACCAAGATGATGGACCGCAGCCCGGACTTGGCGCGGCTGGTGCTTCCGGCGATGCTGGGCACCAAGCCCCCGCCCGTGCCGGGGCAGCAAGCCGCAACCCTGCCCGAAGGCGTACAGGTGCGCCGCACCCCCGGCGTGCAGGCGATTGCCCGTGGCGCGTTCTTCGTCACAGGCATGACGGCGAAGCAGGCTACGGAAGTCAAGTCCCTGCTGGCAAAGGTGATACGTGGCGATGTCACCCGGTCGGTGGCCGGGAAGCGGCTTGAACGGCTAGGGGTAGGCGACTTCGTGGAGCAGGCGACGCTGACCACGGGGACCGACCTGACGGCGGCACGGCTGGAAACGGTCTACCGCACCAACCTGAACCGGGCATCTTCGCAGGGGCAGTTGGACATCGTGCGCGACGAAAAGGTGCAGGCGTTCGTCCCGGTCATGCAGTTCAGCGCGACGAAGGACAACCGGACCCGCGACACGCACCGGGCGATGGACGGCTACGTGGCGACCGTTGCGCAAATTGACGCGCAGGGCATCAACACGCCGGGGGGCTTCAACTGCCGCTGTGGATGGAAGCCGATCCCGGTTGCCATAGCGATGGCGAAGGGCTGGGTGGACGATGACGGCCAACCCGACTACGCGGCCATCAAGCGGCACAACGGGCGACGGCAGGCATTGATCGACACAGGCAAGTTCCCCGACGCGGGTTTCGTATCGGGTTGACACAAAGGATTGTGTACGCATTGCAGGACGCTACGATGGATAGCGTTCCGGAAACGAAAGGCATCGACATGGCAGACGCAACGATCATCACCTATCAGCGACCCTACACGAACGTGAGCGTGGCAAGCGTGGGTTCGTCCTACGCGAGCATCGCCACCCTGTCGGCCACCAAGCCGTCAAGCGGCGTGGTGCATGACCAGCAGTTGAACGGGATGTCGCCTTCGCTGCTGCGGATCATGCCCTATGCGAGCAGCACTAGCATCGGTTCCGCGACGGGCGTTCGCGTGGTGGGGTACACGGGCAAAGTCAACAGCGCGGACGGCCTGACGTACTGGCTCCCGACCGTGCTGGCTGATTTCAACCTGACGTTCAGCAGCGGCACGGTCCCGACCTACAGCCTTGATAGCGCAACGCAGCGTCCGTTCGCGGTCATTGCACAGGTTGCTGGCACCCCTGCGGCGAACCTGTATAGCCCCGGAACGGCAGCGGCGAGTAATGTGGAGGTGGCTTCCGCAATGGTGGACATTGCAGGGCACCAGTTGGTGCAGGTGCAGTTCAAGGCCGCAAGCGGCACGCCGACGATGGGCGTGTTTGTGACCACGCTCTAATGCGACGCAGCACCCGCTACAACCGTCCCGGCCTGTCGGGTTCTGCCAAGTCTGCCATGCTGCTTGGTGATGATGTCCCAATTGCAGTTTATAACGCCGAAATCCTCGTTGTGGCGGGCGGCGGTGGTGGCGGTGCTGCTCCGGGAGCCAATATGGGTGGCGGTGGAGGCGCTGGAGGCTATAGAGCGCCATCAATCTCTATCACATCGGGAACCTCATATACCGTCACCATTGGCGGTGGTGGGTCGGGATCGACAACGCAAGCAAATGGATCTCCCGGATCGTCGAGCGCATTTCACTCTACATCTTGCACCGGTGGCGGCGGCGGCGCGACGTCTGGTGGGGTAAACGGTGGAAACGGTGGTTCAGGTGGAGGCGCTGGCTCAAACAACGTTTTAGCGATTGGCGGAACAGGTGTTTCTGGAGAAGGGACCGCTGGTGGAAACGCGGCAAATCCTGTCGTCAACGCTGGCGCAGGCGGTGGCGGGGCGGGTGCAGCAGGAGCAAATGCCAGCGGCGTAAATAGTCCTGCAACAAGTTGCGTCGCGGGCAACGGCGGAAATGGTTCGACATTTACGCCAAATGGAACGACATACGCTGGCGGTGGAGGTGGTGGAAACTTCTATTCGACGGGAGTGCTTGGTGCTGGTGGAACTGGCGGCGGTGGGAATGGCGAGCGTAGAAATTCAACAGCGGCAGTCGCCGGAACCGTAAACACGGGTGGAGGTGGTGGAGGCGGATTCAATAGTGGCGCGAATGGAGGAAGCGGAATCGTCATCATTGCATACCTCGGCGCGCAGCGTGGAAGCGGCGGAACCGTGACGAGTAGCGGCGGCTACACCCTCCACACGTTCACAAGCAGCGGAACCTACACGGGCTAACCATGGCGCATTTTGCAGAAATTGACGCAAGCAACATCGTCCAGCGCGTGATCGTTGTGCCTGATTCCGAAGAAGCAAACGGTGCGGCGTGGTGCGCGAGCATGTTTGGCGGATCGTGGGTGCAGACTTCGTACAACGCGACGATCCGCAAGAATTACGCAGGAATCGGATTCACATACGACCCGGTGCGCGACGCATTCATCGCTCCAAAGCCGTTTGCATCGTGGGTTCTGGACGAAGCAACGTGCCGATGGGAAGCACCCGTGCCCGTCCCGCATGGCGGCCCGTGGGCGTGGGATGAAGAAAATGGAACATGGTTCAACCCTATTGACTTGCGCTAGCAAAATATGCATACTTCTGCAATGAACACTCCTTCGCACCGCGTAACGGACAACGGTAAGACCGTGACCATTCACGGGCTGGAAGTGTTTTGCGCCTACGACCCTGCGCTAGACGGCGAATCGGACCCCGAACTGACGAAGTTCGATAACGAGCGTGTGCAGGACATCGTGGAAAGCACCCGGCGGTACATGGAGCGCGGGTCGCTTCCCCGGCTGGTGGTCATGCACGAAAAGGACGGGAACGAACCCAAGTCCAGCGTGGGCCGCTTTACCAACATCGGGTATGAGGAGCGCGACGGGGTGGGCTTCATCGTGGGCGACTGCGAGGTGGAGAAGCCCGTATTCGACAAGTTGCTGGCGACCAATGCTTTCCCGCGCCGTAGCGCGGAGATTTGGTCGGAGCAGAATCACCTGTCGGAAGTGGCGTTGCTGGGGCGTGAAACCCCCCGCCGTCCCCTTCCTGACACGCACTTCACCCGCAAGGGTGAACTGGTCCGGTTCGCACGTTCGCTGCGCTTCGACATGGGGACGGTCGGAGGCGGGCTATCCACTTACGTTCCCGGTACGAAGGACACCAACATGGCTGACGATGACATCCGGAAGGAAGTCGCCGCGCTGAAGTGTGACATGGACGAGATGAAGTCCATGATGAAGAAGCACTTTGGTTCGGACGAGGAGGAGAAGGAGGAGATGGCGGCGGAAGATATGCTCACCGAGCAGTTCGCGGAGGAATCCGGCGAAGGCGACGGCGTGCATATCGACATCGACTCCCACGGTGGCGAGGAGGAGGAGGAGGAGATGGGTATGTATGCCCGTCCCGGTTCCGCCGACACCTTCGCGCTGCGCCGCGAGAACGCCAAGATGAAGCGCGAACTGGACTCGCTCAAGGCGGAAATCCGCCGTGAGAAGTTTGGCCGCGAACTGGACATCATGGAGAGCGAGGGATATCGCATCCCCGCCGCCCAGCGTCCCCGGCTTGTTGCCGAACTTCAGGCGAGCAACGACCCGGCGGGAACGCTGGAGGGTTGGCGGGAACTGTTCACCCGCGATCCCATGAACGTGCGTATCGACATGAGCCGCGCCGCCCTGCCCAGCAGCACGGACATCAACAAGAACGAAATCTCCAGCATGGTCCGCGAGTTCGCTGGCCGTCCTGAGGAGTTCGCTAAGGCAATCAACAGCCGCATCAAGCGGTAAACAGGAAAGGAACTACCAATGTCTGACATGGGATTCACCCCGAACTTCATCGCAAGCGGCGATATCAACCCGTTCCGCTTCGTAGAGATCGCTACATCAACGGCGTTTACGGGCGCACAGGCCAACGCTGCTTCGGACAACGTGCTTGGTGTCACGGATGGCAGCGTCAAGGTGTTTTCGTCATCCCTGCACGCTGCGGCGGGCGATCCGATCACCCTTCAGCCGTCGAACACGGTGCAGGTTGAGGCGGGTGCGGCAATCAGCACCATCGGTACGCTCCTGACTTCGGATTCGGTTGGTCGGGCCGTGACTGGTGCATCTACTAACGTGTGCTACTACATGGCACTTGAAACTGCTGGCGCAGCGGGCGACATCATCCGTGCGTTCCGCTTCGGCACTCGCGTTGTCTAAAGCCATTACCTACAAGGAGGAAACACAATGGCATTCTCTGTTGTCGGTGGTGGACTTTCGACGTACGTCCCGTCCACCAATGATCTTGCAACGGGCGCGCTTCAGGTGGAGTTCACCCGAAGCGTCAACTCGTTTGCTATCTCGCGCTATGCGCAGATCGTCCCCGTCACCAAGATGACGGGTTACTACTTGCGGCAGGACACGAATGACAACATTCGTCTTCAGGCCACCACCAACGAATTCGCTTGGCCGCTCGGCAACGACCGACCCACGGGCAAGCAGAATGCGTTTGACTTCTTCCAGTACGCTACGCAGCGGTTCGCGTTCCCCTTCTACATCCCGCAGGAGACTACGACGCAGGCCGCGTGGGATGTCGTGGCGCAGCACGCTCGCAGCAAGGCGCAGTTGGCGATGACGGCCCGTACGCAGCGTGCGGCTACCGTTCTCACCACCACGGGCAACTGGGGCAGCAACTTCGTTGCGAACCCCACGGCTTCCCCCATCTCGGCGGCTTCGTACTGGAACGGAAGCACGATTGCGAACGCATCCATTCAGACTTCCATTCAGGCTGTCATGCGTCAGATCAGCCTGTCCACGGGTGGTGCGGTGTCCCCGAACCAACTCATCATGGTCATTTCCCCGACCGTGGCGAACGCGATTTCGCAGTCTCCGGAAGTTCGTGAGTACGTCCGCAACTACCCCGCCGCCCTTTCGTTCCTTCAGGGGTCGGATACGTTCTCGCGGTGGGGCATCCCGCCGACCCTGTTCGGGCTTGGCGATGTCGTGGTGGATGATTCGGTCAAGAACACCAGCAAGAAGGGCAACTCCACCCAAACCAACTCGTACATCTACGGCGAGTCGGCGGTGTTCGTGTCGCGTCCGGGTGGGCTGGTCGGGGTGGAGGGCGCAACGTCCTTCAGCACGCTCCAGATGTTCGCCTACGAGGACATGACCGTGGAGCAGTTCAACGACCCGATGAACCGCCGCATTGAGGGGCGCGTGATCGACAACTCGGTGCCCACGCTGGTGGCTCCGGTTAGCGGGTATCTGATTGAGGACGTTCTGAACTGATAGGTGAAGCAGCGGACAACGGGTGGGGGGGGCTTCGGCCCCCCCTCCCCGGCTTCTGAAAGGCGGCACGATGGCATACGCTGATTACGCCGACCTAGAGGCTGCGCTGGATCAGAACATCATCGCGCAGTTGTGTGGCGACGCGGGCACGCCGATGCCGGGGCCGAACCCGATGACCACGCACGCGCTGGACCGGGCGACGGCCATTATCCGGTCCTATGTCCGGGTCGGCAACATTTACACGGACGCGGAACTGGCTGCGCTTGACGCGGCCAACGATCCGTTGCTGGTCACGATGGCAGTAGACCTTGCGACGGAGTTCCTGTTTCAGCGGCGCGGGTCGAAGTTGACTCCCGCGATTGAACAGCGAATCAAGCAGACGTATTCCATGCTGGAGGGACTGCGGGACGGCAAGATGCTGTTCGGCTCCGTGGGGGCGAATGCGGACGCGGGTACGCCCGTGGTCAAGGCGGTTGGGTCCGCCGTGACCGGGTGGTACAACCAAGTGTCTAACTCGCAATTCTTCCCGCCCCGCCGACCCACGGCTTATCCGTGAACTGGCGCAGCCGGGTGCGGCAGGCGTTGCGCGACCCGTCCGTGGCGGCGGGCATCGCGCAAATCGTCGCGTACTACATGAAGGAACACATCGACCGTTCAGAGGGTCGCGGCGCGGGCGGGCAGGCGGTCGCGCATGCGCCGCTGAAGCCCCTGTACGGCGAGTTTTGGACGAACAAGCCCGTGAAGGGCGGTACGGTGGTCAAGACCCGCCAAACGGCTTCAGGCCGCACGGAATACCTTGTGCGCGTTCCGGGCTACCGTAACGGCGGGCACCCCCTGCGGGACACCGGGCTGCTCTACGGCAGTCTGACGGCCACCGGGAAGGCAAGCGGCAGCAGCATCAAGGTGACCCTGCGCGGCCCGAAGTACGCCCTGTATCAAGACAAGGGGCTTACGACCAAGCGCACCAACTACATCCCCCTCACCCTTGCGGCCAAGCGCGGCCACGGCACGGGCAACGATCCCGGCAAGGAAGGGTTCACGGAGGGGCGCGACTACTTGCTGGCACGGCGGGGTGTGAAGGTGCCAGCGCGACCGTTCCTTCTTCCGACGCGTGAAGAAATGACCGCAGTTGGAAAGAGCATCTATCTCGGACTACGATCCATCCTCAAGAGGACTTGACCTATGCCTATTGCCCTATACGTCCCCGGACCCACGATCATCTCCGTTGATACGGCCAACAGCGGCACGTACACGGAACTTGGTCGGTCGGACAACGACAACCTGCCGTCCATCTCGTTCACCGACCATCGCCACGAAGTCAAGACGGTTTCCAGCGGCGCGGTGCCGGAGGAAATCGTAATGCAGAACACCGAAGCCATCGTGACTTGCGCGCTGGTGAAGTGGGATGCGGATGTCCTGACCAACCTGCTAGCGGACAACCGTGGCAATGCCTTCACCCCGGTTGTGGGGCGGCAGTTGGTGAGCAGCAACGGCTTCTTCGGTCTGCGTATTCGGTCGGTGGCAAACGGCAATCTCGCCTACACCTTTACCCACGCCTTCCTGCGTTCGGACGGCGTTTCGGATTCTCAATGGGGCAACCGCGAGCGCGTGCTTGCGCTGAACTTCCATTGCATCCCGAACCCCTCCACGAATCTTCTTTACGCCTACGCGACGGTTTCCTAATGCCCATCGAACTGACCGAAAACGACGATCCCATGCTGTTCGCCGTGTCGCTCCCCAACGGGCGACTGGTGTTCCAGTTCAACGAAGTGACCGCGACGCTTCAGGCGATGAACGGCGGGCAGAACCCCGGCGTGCCGGAACTTGCCCGCGCCATGCGCGAGGCGAGCCGCACGGCAGACGTAGCGAAGGACGCGACGGACGCGCAGTTGTTCGCCGCGTATGCGCGTGCAGCGCAGAGGGTGGAGCAGGCGGGAAACGGCTGAAGGCGGTAGCCCGGTTCGTAAGCGTCTACGGGCGACCGCCGACAGAGTTCGACAAGGACACGGCGATGGGCCTCATGGCGAACATCCCCGCAGTCGAAGCAGCGCAGGCACTTGTGTTTGCCCGCGCCATTTCGATTGCCTTTGGTGATGGGAAGCAGATGGCATCGACGGTGTACGCCGCGACGGGCAGCAGTCGGCTGGCGCAGAAGATTGAGATTGATTCCATGAGGCAGGCGCGATGACGAACACGGGCGAAATCCTGTTTGAAATGCGCGACCGACTCGCGGAGTGGATGCAGGAGCGCGGCTACGGATCGAATGTCTACATCGTGGAAGCCCCGATTGATGACATGGTGGGTACGTACGCCATACAAATTGTTCCCGGCCCGGATACGGCAGCGCACCCGAACAGCGGCGTAGGGCTGATTCGGACGAGCGTAGACATGGTGGTGTGGTGGCGCGGCATGGCCGACCCGGTGATGCGCGGCACGTATCGAATCGCAGGAGGCGAAGGCATCCAGCAGTTCGCGGATGTCCTGCGCGAATGGCTGGTGCAACGCACCTTCGATGGTCGCATGGTGGTGCCGATGACGTTCCGCAACGGCGGCACGGTGCAGGCGGTGCCGGAACTGGAGGGATGGCTGACCCTGAAGGACACCTACGAGTTCGGCTATGAGATGGATTGGGAGGTGAAGTAGCCGTGGAGGATCTAGGAACAATCAGCATCAACATCCGCGAACTTGGCGGCGGGGGCGGGGGTGGAGCGGGTAGCGGCAACGTCGGCGGTGGTCCGGGCGGCGGTGGTGGCGGCTTGCAGACGAGCATGGGAAATCGTCTGCTCGGCCCCCTGACGGCCATGCAGGACCGCATTTCTTCGGCGGTCGGGTTTTTGGCAGGATCGGTGAGCAATTCGTACCAAGCCTTTAGCGATGTCAAGCGCACGGTGGCTTCGGGCATGGTGGCAATGCAGGTAGACCGCGCACGCGCTGCGGGCTTTGCGAGCAACCTTCGGGCGGAACTGGTGGGCTTCTTTCGTGCGCCGACGATGGGCGGCTACGCGCAACTCATGCGCGAAGGCACGGCGACCAGCACGGTTATCAATGCGCTTGGCAAGACGGGCAAGGTAGTGGACAAGGCGTTGTATCGCCTGTCGGTGGTCGGCTCCGTGGCATCGCTCGCGCTTGCGGGGCTTCGTGCATCGGCAGACTTTACGGCCAAGCGCGTAGAAGCCGTTGGCACCTATAGCGGGCGCGTGCAGTTTGAATTGCTGCGACAGCAGTTCCTCAAACTGCAACTGGCGATGGATGAAGCCGCAGAGAACGGGAAACTGTACGCACGGGTACTTCGGACCCAAACGTACGAAATCGAAATGCAGGCGTTCTTCACCCGTGAACTGGGGCGATTTACTTCGGTACTGTCACAGGCGTTTTCCGTGCTTACGGGGATGTTGTATCACTTGGGAACCGCCGTGCTGTTCATAATGAACATTCCTTCGCGGATGGCGGAAGCGTTGGAAGCCCCATTCCGATACCTGCTTGATGCCGCCCTGCCGGGAAGCGCGTTGTACGGATTGCGCGAGGTGCTGAAGTATCTCGGCATCATTGAGGACAACACGCGCAAGACCAACGAAGCCGACCCAAACGATGTCAACGCATGGTTTCAAGCGGACATCCGCGCAATGACCGGAAAGGCGTATTGAGATGCCAAGCACACTTACCATGCAGTTGTCTACCGGGGCCAGCGCGACGTTCAACAACGTGCAGGTGGATGCCTACAACTGCGACCCGATCTATGCGGAGGGTACGCAGATTGTCACAGAGCAGAAGCGCATGGTGCGCGGCACGGCCATCGTCAACACGGGTACAAGCAACTATTCGACGTTCCTCGACACGTTGCGCGATTCGGCGGGCAGGCTGAATACTGCTTCGCTCACAGTCAACGGCCAAAGCCTGTTTGCGGCATCAACAGATGCACGCGGCTGGCCGACCGCGAAGGTGGAGACAACGGAAATCGTGGGAACGCGGACGGCGTTGATGCGGTTTGAGATTGAGAACCACGTGACGTTCAACGGCAATCAGACCGTGACGGCGCACCGTTGGACGCAGCGGATGTCAATGGACGCAGCCGGGAAGCCGACGCGCACCGTAAACGGCACGCTGCACGTCACGCGCAGCACTTCGGGCGGCTCTACGACTGCACCGACCGGGCCATTGTCATTTACGGGCCGCGTGGCATATGCCGACCTGTTTCGGAATGCGATTATCCCGCCTGTGCCGGGTCTGGGCTGGCGGCGCGAGGGGCAGGAGTTTGCGTTGGACGAGTTGGGCACGATGCTCACCTACTCGTTCACGGACAAGTGGCACACCCATGACCTTCCGGACGGGGTGAAGGTTGGAAACATGAACTGCGTCTACGAGCGGTCGATGCAGAATGCCACGCTCGCCACGATTCAATTCTCCTGCGAACTGGAAGGCGAGCAGGGGTTGAAGAACATCACGGGCACGACAGGCAACCGGAAACTGGTGGAGGCGGCAGTCGAACTTGCCAAGACGCGGGTAGACCTGAACTTCCAGCAGACTTGGATCACGCGCCTACGGGTTGAGGAGCGCGAACTTCTGACCGGGTTTTCAATCCGGTTTGAACTTGACGCGATGGTGCAGCCAAAGGGCAGCGATTCGGCAAGCAGCACCAGCATCCTCGGGCTGGCCTACATGGTCGGCAACCAGTTCACGATCACGCGCACGGAAACGCGGGAAGCCCCGCCGTACGGCTCATCCATGCTGGTATCGGGAATTGAATCGCAGTACGCGATGCTTCCCTACTTTGTCGGCAACCTGATTGACGGCATGGCGAACACGGGCGGGACCATGCCGCAGGCGGCGTTGTTCACTATCCCGAAGGCCAATACCTATGGCCCGGTCGATGTCGCCATTATTAGCAATGCCGATGGCGTGAACTTGATGAACACGGAGTTGGGCGGTGCGTTTAGCGGAACGCAGTCGCAGCCCGCATCCGTGAGCGGATTCACCACGGCAATCGGGGATACTCACGGCCACACCAAGACCACGGTAGATCCCGGCATCGTTCGGTTGTCTCCCATGTACGTCGATGCGCCGGACCTGCTATTCCAAACGCGCAAGCCTACGGCGGTGGTGACCGAATACATCGAAGTGTCGCGGATGAACCAAGCCCCTCCACGGTATCAGCGACCGCTTCCTACGCAGGCGTACCTTGCAAACGAGGATTGGCGAGTATCGCACGGCAAGTATGACCCGCAGGGGAACCGCCTGTTTAGTGGCGTGTTTGAGCGGTCCTACGTGACGTATGACGTAGGCGCAGGCAGCACGGTGGGTTTCAGCACGTTTACGGCCCCAAGCGGCGCGAACGTGCGTCGGTGGTCTACACCGAACAATGGACTGCTTCCCCCTGTGTCACCCGCGACCACAGCAGGAAGCGATGTCCCATCGTCTAGCAGCCTTGCGGCGGCGACGGATGCGCGGCAGCAATACGTTGTTACCACGGCTACGTTGGTCACATGATTCAGGCGTTCTTTACTACTTCCAGCAGCACGGTGATCCCGGCCCGCGTGCCGGACGGTGACCTGCTGGACCTTGCCGCGAGCGTCGGCGTAGAACCGGGCGACCTGTTCGGCATCGACATTCCTTCCGGCGCGACTCGCCACGCTCGGGTTCGAGTGTTGGTGGCGCAGGATCAGTTGACCGCGCTTTACAACAGCGTGTCGGACGGGTCGAACCCCAGCGCGACGTTCACATGGCAGGAGAACGACAACGCAACGGCCATGACGCTGGACGTATGGCTGCTCCCGCCGCGTCCCTTGTATATGGTCGCGGGTGGGGCTGGCGTTGCCGTGGTGGAAGCGGTCGATGCCCGGTGGTGGTGGTCGCAGTCGCAGGCGAACACGCTGAATGCTGTGCCGCTTCAAGGTGCGCTACGAAGTGCGGACGGTCGATGGGCAATCAAGGCAGCAACGTCGGCAACGCCATCGGGATTGATGAGCGCGCTAATTACCGCAATCACTTCAGCAGGATTGCCGGGAACGATTGGGCTTGGCAGTTATTCCGCCAATTCCCTGCTTATCAATCGGTTGGCCGACTTCGTGCTTACGCCGGAATGCTCTATTGCGATGGCGATTGACACGCTGGCAGCAGCGACCGGGTTCATGGTGCAATGGGATACGTCCGCCATGACCCTTGAACTGGTGCCTGTAGGGGGCGATGCGTCCACGCTCAATTCGTGGATGACCACGAACAAGGTGGCCTATGCGGGCGGCGCGCAACCCCCCGCGAACACCTTTAGCCCGACCGAACCGCTGGCAACCTTGTGGTACGGCAATGCGGCGCAGCAGCGCAACATGATGCCGAACGCGGTCACTACGTCCTTCCCGTATCGGACGGTTGAGGGCAAGACGCGCTACAACAACACGACGACCGACTCCACCACGCTCATGTTTGCGACGGAGAAGGAGTTTGGGTGGGAAAGCACGATCACCACCGGGCGAGCGCGGGCCGACATCGGTAAGCGGTTGTTGAAGGAACCGCGTCCGCTGGTCGCAAGCAGCACGCCGGGATTGACTCCGCTTACCCCGGCTACGGCGATCCTCGGCACGACCGCGCCATCATGGAACTATCCGGGCTACATCACGCAGGTAGTGAACCTATTGCAGACGCGGGCATCGGTGATGTCCGGGCGCATCGGGTGGGGTGGATGGGCGGCGGTGCCAACGGGCAGTTTCCGATGCACGGTGCTGCGGTACTGCCTGTCCGTTCGTGCTGGCGAATTGGTCCCGGTGACGATCACGGACTGCGATCAAGACGATTGGCTGCTCGGCCCGGACGGGATGATGGAGTCCGACCCGAAGCAACTGACGCTATCGAAGGGCACGACGCACCTGCGGCGGTTGTGGAACGGTGCAGTAATGGCGGATACGGCCCCGCCGAATACGCGGGTGTTCGCGGCTCGCATCACGGGCAGCGTGGAAATCTGCGACGGATGGAAGTGGGAATACCAGTTTGAGGAAGTCGAACCCGCGAAAATCCCGTGTCCGATGGTAGTTTCGATTTCGCCATTTGATCGAACCGATATGGCACTCAACCTCATGGAAGAAACGAATGACTCCGTGACGGGGTTTATTGCTCCCGGAGTGTCGCAGGCCAATTACCCAAATGCGACCGTTTCACCGATAGCGATTGCAACGGGAACCATCGTTACGATGGTGGAACAGTTCCCGGCAATTTCCGATGGAACGACGGCAGAAGTTCCTGTGCCGAAATACTGGTTCACGATTCCGAACGCGGTGTTGGTTGAATGCGAAGGAGAATGACATGGACAAGTGGCAAATCATCTTCCTCAAGGATGCGACCTACGAACAGCAGATTGCGCTGTCCGGAATCCCTGACATTGCGACGGCGACCGAATGGACGGTGCGTTGCGCCAAGCCGCAAACCGCCCCATTCCTTACGGCCACAATCACCAACGGCATGATTATTGATACAACGCCCCCGGTCACGGGAACCAAGATCCTGCGCGTTCCAGCGGCGACTACGGCGACGTTCCCGGTAGGAAATGCGCGGTTTGATTTTGAAGTCACCTTCCCAACCGGGATCATCCGGCGGTATTACGAAAACGGCGACGTACAGGTGCAGCCGAAGGTGGGAACATGAGCGCAGAAATTACGGTCACGACTACGGGCGTTGGTGTCACCCTTGCTTCAGGCACGGTGACCAGCATTACGGCTGGCTCCGGACTGACGGGTGGCGTGATTACGACCAGCGGGACCATTGCGGTGGACTTTGCTCCCAACGGGGCAGGATCGGCTACGCAGGTGCCGGGAGCGACCGACCTGCGGCTGTCCAACGCACGGACTCCGACCGCACACGCGGCATCCCACGCTGCGCTTGGTGGCGACCCGGTGCAACTGGACATCTCCCAAGTCACGAACCTTGTCACTTCGCTGGCCGGGAAACTGAATAACACCGTGACGGTGACGGCGGGTACGGGCTTGACGGGTGGCGGCTTGGTGTCGGGAAACCCGACCATTGCAGCCGACATTGCTCCGTCCGGTGGCGGCACGGCGACGCAACTGGTAAGCGGAACTGACTCGCGGTTGTCGAACGCCCGGACCCCGACCAGTCACGCCACGACGCACGGCCTGTTGGGGAGCGACCCTATCCCGGCGGGTGGACTCGCTCAAACGCAAGTTGCAAACCTTGTCGCGGACTTGGCGGCGAAAATCAACGCTACCCGGCAAGTTATCGCTGGCAACGGGCTGACGGGGGGCGGCGATCTATCTGCCGACCGCACGTTCAACGTGGAGTTCGCGCCGTCCGGGGGTGGTGGCGCGGGCGAAGTAGTGGAAGCCACGGACAGCCGACTGACAAATAGCCGCGCACCTAGTGGTGCGGCCAGCGGAGATTTGTCCGGTACATATCCCGGCCCTACAGTCAGCAAGTTTGCAACGGTAGGAATTGATACGTCGGCTCCCACGACAAACGACGTATGGGTGTTCAACGGGTCGCAATGGGCGCATCAACCACAGAACACGCTGAACACGAACCCCATTGGCGCGGCAACTGGTGACCTGTCGGGCACGTACCCAAGTCCCACGGTTGATGGATTGGCAGGCGTTGCTCTCAATACGTCTGCCCCGGCGACAAACGACGTATGGGCATTTAGCGGCTCGCAATGGGACCACGTTGCTCCGACTACGCTTTCCACTAACTCTGCGCTAGCAAACTACACGCCCACGCCCGGATCGGTGACGCGCACCGTTGCCAACAGGCTTGACGAAACTTTGAGCGTCAAGAACTTTGGTGCAGTTGGTGACGGGGTGACGGATGACACGGCGGCAATCAACGCTGCAATTGATGCAGCCCTTGCTGGTAGTGGAAATCTATATTTCCCAGCAGGCGTTTACGCCATGTCTGCTTCTCTAGACCCTACTTTGAATACGAGTCAAATTCCCCTAAAAACCATGACTCGTAGTCTCAATGTGTTGGGGGATCAAGCAACAATCAAATGCACACGATCAACTGAGATTGTGTACATGATGTACTTCTTCTGCGCTGGATTCGATTTCAGTATATCCGGAATAACTTTTGACCAAAACCAAAAGGCGTGGGTTGGTCTAAGGGTCGAGCAATCCGTAACAGCAGGAACAAACACCGTTACCATCAACAATTGCACCTTTGAAAATTCCTACAAGACAACTACAACTCTTGGAGGACCTTCGGGGACTAACTGGGCAAGCAATGGTGGTCTTTTTGTAAGTGGTGGATTCAATAAGGTTGCTATTACTAACTGCACGGTGCAAAACAATAGCCGAGCAGTTAATACTGCAAGCCCCGGAAACTCGGCTACTCTTGGAATCTTCATTGCCAAGAGTGGTGCTTTGTTTGCTGAGAATATCTTGGTTGACGGATGTTTGATTCAGAACATCCTCAACGATGAAGTTGGTGCGCTCGCAAACAATTTCAACTTTGACACCGATGGACTGTCTGTCTTTGGGGGGTTCAGTACGACAAGTTCATACGTTCCATGCAAAGCAATCATCACAAACAACACGTTTGTAAACTGCAAGGGACGTTCTATCAAGTTGCAACTTGATGAAGTAACTGTTTCAAACAACACGTTCCGATTCGGAATTAGACCTTGCGGAAATGCGTCACTCACGAATGGGGGGATTGTTGATGCACAAGGAATATCGTCAACAATTACCGGAAACACTTGGCACTATGACCCAGCCCCCGGAAGCGTAAATCCATTCAATGCCAATGGGGTTGCTGGAGCGGTTGGAAATGTTTGTATGGCTAGTTTCATGCAAACAGACAGCAACGGCCCAAGACCAAAAAGCATCATCATTGAGAACAACACGGTTTACAACAATGTGACCGAAGCAGTAGGGATTCTCGCAGCCCTATGCGATGTATCCGAAGACGCAAATTCGCAAATGACTGGTGCAAATGCCCAGCCCGGTTTTGTCAGCATTAAGGGAAACCGAGTGCTTGGAGGAACGGTTCAGGATTTTGCAGTTGTTGGACTGCGTATTGCTAATGAAGGCAAAATGTATGTCAACGTAAATGACAACCATGCCAGCAAAATGTCCCGCAGCCTAATTATGAGTGGTGGCGGAGCGGTGTTTGAAAGCAATTTCATCACTTGTATTGGAAACACAAACGCAAGTGGTTCAACAGTTCGGCATCTAATTAACGGAAGTTCGCCAACTACTTACTATCCGGCGCAGATTACAGCCATAAACAACGTCGGAATTGGCCTTCTAAATTCCAAGCAAGGTGCGTCAAATACGTCCTTCCTTGCTCGGGTAGATGGCATTGCTCCCTCAAATCCGGTGGACGATGCGAGTTACGGAGCGTTTTCAATTCAAACAGCAAAAGTTGCAAATGGTGCAACTCACACGTTCCCCCGAAGATACTCAAACATCGATGGCTCTTGCTTCCTAATCATCGGCAGCGGTATTGGTGGCAGCGTAAATGCCATGTTTAGTTTCAGCGGTAGTGGCCCCGGAACCATTGTGACCGGATGGGCTAATAGCAATGCAGCAATTGTTGCAAGCGGTGCGCCAGCATCAACTGCTAATAAGTTGAACATCGGAAGAAATCCGACCGGGGACAATGAAGTTCAAATTATCAACGGCTTCTCTGGCGACCGAACCTACACGCTTTACACCTTTGGGTAATTGTTGAACCGGATAACGCGCTCATATAGGATGTCTCCATGTCCGAATCCCCACAAACGCGCATCATGCTTGAGCGGTTGCAACTGATTGCGACCGCCATTCTGCTGTTCGGCTCCCTGATCTACGTTGGCAAGCGAAGCGAGCAGGACGAAGCGCAAAGCCGCGTGTTGAACAACATTGCCGCTGACATCACGGTGATGAAGGAGCGCAACGCCGACGCGAACGCGCAGATTCGCGTGATTGGAGAGCGCGTTTCGCAGGTGGAGAAGCGGCTGGAGCGCATGGAGCAGCCCCGGTGAGGCTTGCGGCGGTGCTATGCGCCGCCGTGCTTGCCGGGTGCAGCCCGGTGCAGCGCATTGCCGCGAACGCAGCAGGCATCCGCGACGAAGCGCAGGCGTTGGAGGCGCACGGTGTGGAGGTGGGCGACCCGGTAGTGGTTGCCAGCGCAGGCCGGATTCAGGTGCTTGCCGGGGGCATTCAGGGCGATTTGGGGGGGATTCAGGACCGCACACCCTCATGGGTAACGGCCATCATGTACGGCGGTGCGGCAATCATTGCGGTTGCCATTGTGGTGGTGCTTTGGCAGACGCAGTTGGGAACATTGATAAGGGTGGCGATTGGTTGGCTTCCGCGCCGGAAGGTGTCGCAGGCTGAACTGGCCGTAGATATGCTTGACCCGAACCGACCCGAAGGGGATCGGGAGTTTGTAGCGGCACTTCGGCAAGACCCGGAGTTTGATGCCGCGTATCGCAATGCTCAAACAAGGAGGAAGAATGATTCTCGCTGACGCTCTCGGAACGCTTTGGTGGTCGGCCCTGTGCGTGGTTGTTGGCTTCGCGCTTGGCTGGTTCGTCAAGAGTAAGTACGGCAAGCACTTCACGTTGTGAGCGGCATCACGGCATATTCGTGCTGTTGCGAAACCGGGGTGACGTACTACGCCGAAAAATGCGAGGCGTATACGGATGACTATTGCTGTGACCTTGTGTGTTGCAGCGGCCCGGAACGCATTGAGTTCTGCGAGTCGTATTTGACGTTCATCGGAATCCCGCTTCCGCTGGACCCGACCAAGTGCTACTTCGTTGCATATCTCAACTGCGTGTATGAAGTCAAAGGCACGTTGGAGTTCCCATGCCCGCCGGGGTCCGGTCTGTTCCCCCTGAACGTCGGCACGCTGCTAGAGATTCGGGACAAGGGAGAGGGACCGTGCTGCGTTCCGAAAGAACAAGAGCAGGTGCCGCCGGGTGGAATTGCCGACCTTGAGGTGGAGGGGAACCCGGTCATCACGGAACCCACAAACCCATGCGAAGATGTCATTGCGGAGTGCTATCTGTTCTGCGACCAGTTCGGTACGAACGCTGCGGGGTGTGATGGCCCGGCGGTAACAAGCACGCTCACGGCGTGCTATATCAAGTGGGGGCTGGACTGGAACGGCGGGTTGGATGACCGGGATTGCGTGTGCTGTGACCGGGACTTCCCGCTGGAAACCTATGCGCCCGTTACGAAAGCGGCGAATCAGCGCGTAGGAATCTGCATTCCGGATATGTCGCAGGTGGTGCAGACATTGATTCCGGGGACGCAATCAGGGGTGTATTTTCAGTCGCAGGTGGTCTTTGGCGAGTGCCCCGACTGCCCTGCGGCGTTGGGGTATTGCTGCATCGAAGGGGACATCTGCGAACTAGACCCCACGCTCTGCGACAACTACGAAAACCCGCTGTTGTCGTATGACCTGTTCACGTATTACTCGCTGGTCACGGGCGGGGTGAGTGGATGCGTAGATGACGTTCGGGATGCGCTGGTCATCCGCTTCCCGTTCTGCATGGCGCAGGCGGCTTCGCTTGACCCGTTCTCTAGCGATCCCGTAGAGCAGGAGGCGGTGCGCCAGTTCTACTTGGCGTTGGTCAACGTCACGAACTGGAACGATCCCATTCCCTGCACGGTGAACACCGGATGGGGCGTGCTTCCCGCAACGTGCGTCGATGTGTGCGACTATCGCGCCATCGTGTTCAGCGGCAACCCCGGCCACGTTGCGCAGCGGATCAACGACAGGCTGGCCCCATTCATCACGGCGCAGGGACAGGGCTTCGGGGCAGAGTGCTTTTGGTTTGCCAACAGGCAGTCCTGCAACGACTGCGGCGGCGGTCCCAACCAGCGTCCACCGTTCTCCGCAGGCGACAGGCTAGAGGTGGATCGTGCCGTGATTGACGTTGCAAGCCAGCAGGTGTTCGTGTGGCTGGTCGGCAGAAGCGTGCGCTACCGGGCGTGCGTGTGCCAAGACTTCACGCCGCGCCAAGTCATCAAGAACGTGGTGAACGTCGCTATCAGCGCGGAGTGCCTGTCGCCAGCGGAATACTCCTGCAACGCTCGCTACTCCATGCTCCCCGTGTCGCAAGAGGGCACGGTGGGGTTGTATTGCCGGGGCGATGGGTTGCCGGAAGAGGAATACCCGGAGTGCGAGGAGATTCCGTGGTCGCCGGGAGCCGTGTGGCCGCTTGAGGACATCGAGGTATTCGACCCGATTAGCGGAACGTGGATTGTGCTGGTGTACGGGTATGAGAGCATCTGCAACCTGTGTTCGCCGTCCACGAACTGCCGTGTGTACCCCTTGAAGTTCCCGACGTTCTCTTGTGAGGAATGCAACAGCATTCCGCCGAACGAATGCCCGGAACTGTGCCAAGAGGTGTATTACGACCCCAAGACGTTCTGCGAAACTAGCGCGACACCGATCCAACTGCTATGACCACGCTCAAACTCCGTTTCGGGTCGCGCGAATATGAAGTGCCTGACTGCAAGTCATGCCAAGTGCAGAACTATGAGCCGCGTTGTCTGCTAGGGCTGGACATCAAGGGGTGTGCAACCTGCGACAAGCGCGAGTCGCGCAACGGGGACTATCACCATCCGCCGCTGGTCATGGTGTCGATGTCGGTGCCAATCCCACAACGGGCTGCGCCGAAGCCAGCGGAACCCGCCGTCCCCGCGTCGGAGCCGATGCGCGGGCTGGGCGATGCGGTAGCCAAAGTCACCAAGACGCTTGGCATCAAGGAATGCGGCGGCTGCAAGAAGCGGCGCGAAGCCCTGAACAAACTGGTGCCATTCAAGACTCCACCGGAGGGATGACCTGTGCCGCCGACGCTCCCGTTTACCGTCACGCAGAACGCCCGCAACATTCACACGGTCGAAATGCGGACGGACACGCGCACGGGCCATTGGGACTTCCTGCTGACAAGCGACAGGCACCACGACAACCCGAAGTGCGACCGCGACCTAGAGCGAAAGCACTTGGACGAGGCGGTAAAGCGCAAGGCGGGAGTGCTTGATTTTGGGGATATGGGCTGTTTGATGATGGGGCGTTTCGATCCACGGCGTTCCCGACAGGGGGTGCATGAGGAAGATCAAGACGCGCCGGACTACTTGGACTCCGTGGTGAAGCACGCGAGCGAGTTCTACGCGCCGTATGCGCGGCACTTCGTGGTCATCGGCAGGGGCAACCACGAAGAATCGGTCCTTCGCAACTGCGACACGGACTACACCGACCGGGTATGCGAGCGCATGAGCGCGTTGAGCGGCCATCGCGTGTTCAGCGGCGGCTACGGAGGATGGGTGCGCTTCATGGCGAAGGTTCACAACGAGCGGTACACGCTCAACCTGAAGTATCACCACGGTTCGGGCGGTGCGCCGTTGATGTCGCACGGCACGCTAAACGTGCGCCGGAATGCCGCCATCGTCCCCGACGCGGATGTGATGTGTACCGGGCATATCCATAAGCGGTGGGTGCTACCGATGCGGCGGGAACGCATCGTGAGCGACCGCGCAGGCGTGCGAATTGAGCAGGACTATCAATGGCATATCTGCACAGGCTCATACAAAGACTCTTACGGCGACAACTACCGGGGCTGGGAAACGGAGAAGGGGATGCCGCCCGCCGAATCGGGTGGCGGCGTTTGGATGCGGCTGCACTTGGAGAAGCACAGCAAGGAAGGGCGAACGCGCTACGCGCTGGTGCCGCAATTCACGATGGCCTGACCCATGCCGCATCGCAAGCCCATGCGCGTTCGGCTCGGCAAGCGGTGGTTCACGATCCGCGAGAGCGGCAACCTGAATGACTTTGGGCAATGCGAAATCACGCAGCGCAAGGACGGCACGGTAGAGCGCGTCATCCGGGTAGCGACATGGCAGAACGAACCCGACGAGTTGGATACGTGGGTCCACGAAGCCATGCACGCGATATGGCCGGACAAGTCGGAATCGGAGGTTGCAGCGTCCAGCGCGGAGTTGGCGCGGCTGTTGTGGCGTATCGGATACAGGCGCACAAAAGAAACGAACGATTCCTAGCCGGGTTGGTAAGGAAACGATCCTGCTACAGATTGGAACTTCTGTAGCACCTTCGTACCATTGAGGTGCGGTGATGTGGGTCAAGCGTCATGGCTAGCGCACGCGATTCCCACACGGGCTGGGGCAGAAGGCCGCAAGGTACGCCCCCCAGCAGCGCACCCGTTGGGGTAAGGGAACCTGCCGCCGGGACAGGCGGGCATCCGAAGGGTGCCCGTGCTGTCCGCAAGTTCCACGAAGTGGAAGGTAAACTTCCACTTACGGGGGTGTAGAAACGTGTACGGGCAGGCGCGGGGGTGGCGATTTGCACACGGCTTGCGCTGGCGGTCGGGACCGGGTATGCTGCTCGCATCCTGCCGTTCGGCGGGATGAGCAGCGTGGCAGTTGCTCGACATTACGGCTAACCGGGCGCGGGGCGTGGGTTGCTTCGCCACGCTGCTCCCCGCCCCCGCCCCGGTGCTTTGGAGCGTCACGGATGGCACAGCCTCAATGGTTTCCCATGTACCCGACCGACTTC